CCGTCGTTCTCGAAGAACTTCGCGTTGTACTTCCGCGCGGCGATGTCGCCGAAGAGCGTCTGCATCGCTGGGACGATGTCCGGGACGCCGTAGTGCGGGGCGAGCGCGGAGTAGTTCCGCATCACGAGGAGTTCGTTCGCGACCTCGCCGACGTCCCCGACCGACTCGCCCGTGTCGCCCGTGTCGGCGTCGACGAACGTCTGGTCGTCGCCGTAGCGGTCGCCGGCCGTCCCGAAGTACCCCTCGATGATCTGGGAGTCCGGATCGATCTGGACGAACCCGGGACCGTCGCGACGGGCGCGGATCGTGTGCGCCGGGATGTGTGCCAGCCCCGTCGGGTCGCCGGTGTTCGTGTTGACGAGCAACTCGATCGCGAGCCACCCGATCGACTCGAAATCGTCCCACGCCTGTTCGAGGACCTCTTCGGGCGTCGCAGGCAGGCGATCTGGACCGAGTTGCCACGTCGAGTCGAAGCTGAACCAGAAGTCGCGAACCGTCCCCCGTCCGGGTGGATCGTCACTCTCGGCGTGCTCGTGGGGGGCGAGGCCGAACCCGTGGCCGGCGACGCCCTGGGCCTTCGAGGCAACGCATCGGGCGTGCGTCTCCGAGCGCTCTTTCAGGACGGCGAGTCGCGTCGGGTTGTACGGCGGGTCGTACCAGTCGGCGCGTTCGTGGGGGTCGTCGGTGTCGTGTTGCTGGGACTGCTCGGCCTTTTCGGTCGTGGAGCCGTCCCGCTCGGGGCCGTCGATCGTCGCCCAGGCGGCCTCCCGGCGGTCGCCGTCGCCGCCGAACACGCGGACGCCGTCGGGATCGGTGTCCTCGGCGTCGGTCACTTCTCGACCCCTCCAGCCATGCACTCACGATGTGCGCCCGCGGCTTTCTCGAACGGCGTTTCCAACTCGCCACCGCACGCCTGACAGCGGTCTCGTGTCTGGTGCATAGGTATCGGTTTAAAAGGACCGCGCGAACCCACCGCTCTCCTCGCTCTCGTCGAGCGCTCCCATCTCCTCGAGTCGGCGGACGCCCTGCTCGGCCATGTACCACGCCGCGATCAGGTCCGGTGTGTGGCCGGTGAGCTTGCCGTCCTCGAGCGTCAGCGACATGGCGGCCTGGATGAAGTCCTCGGTCCCGGCGTGGCCGCGGTAGAACTGGATGCCGCCGTTCTCGACGAGCGTCCGGAGGCGCGGGATGCCGTTCTCCCACGAGTGCTTCTTGCCCGTCGTCGGGATGCCCTGGATCTTCGCCCGCAGCGACGGCGAGAACTCGATCGCGTCGTTCGCGACGTACTGCTGCATCCCGTTCGATTCGATCACGACCAGCGCTGGATCGTAGCGGTCGTCGAGATCGAGCAGTTCGGCCTTGATCGCCGACGGCGCCAGGCCTTTCTCGGCCCGGGCGTCCAGGAGCCGCCGGCGGCCGTCGCGACCGACGCGGAACGCGACGAACGCCGCGTTGTCCCCCGTCGACGACTGGGCGGGGTCGTGCGCGACGACGGTCGCCTCGCCGGCCCCAGGCGTCAGCTCACGTGGGGGCCGCTCCCCTCGGATCGAACACCCGCCGTCGTCGACGAGCCGGTCGACGTCGGCCTTTTCGATCAGGTTCCCGCTCGCACCCATGATGACCATGCAGAACTCCCGCCAGAACAGATGGGGGCTCATCTGGCGGTACTTGTCAGCGAGGTACGAGGGACCGCGAACTTCCGGCCAGAGGACGTCGACGGTGTCGCCGCCTTGGCTGAACGGATTCTGGACCGTTGTGTACAACTCTTCTGGTGGTCGACGGTCGTCCCAGTCATCGTCTTCGCGAAACTCCTGGTCCCAGACATCGAGAATCGCGGGGTACTCGGTGAAGTCGTACGCCTCGCGATCCTTGAGGTGACTGTAGATGTCGTCCGGGCGCTTTCGCGTTCCGATGACGGCCGTTTTTCCGCTGTCCTTGACCATCGGGACGGTTACTCCCTCGATCCAAGTGAGGATGTTCTGCGTGTCCCCGTCACCGTGCTCCTTGATGACGTCGTCGAGGATCAGCAGGTGCGAGCGGTCGCCCTCGATACCACCGAAGAGCCAGCCGGCGTACAGCGCTGAGCCGTTCGCGAACTCCTTCGTCGCCTTCGAGTCCTGACGGAGTTCCCCGTTGAGGTTGGTGAGCCACTTGTTCCGTTCAACCATCTTCCAGAACTCAGTATCAGCTTTCTTGTACGCCTGGGTCTGGTTGTTCGTGATCCAGTGAGCGCGGAAGCCGTCGCGGTACTCGAGGCAGGCGATGAGATACCCGAGCGTGAACGTGGTTTTGAGCGAGTCACGATGGGCGAGAAGGCCGACGTTCCGGTCGGCCTCGAACTTCTCGATCCAGTGTTCGTGGACCGGTGCGAGCGGCGTCCACCCGTCTCGTTCGCCGGCCATGTATCCAGACGTCAGGACGTTGAGGAACTCTTGCCACGAACACGACTCGAACGGGTTGAGCATCTCCCGGGCTGTCGACGCAGTGATGTCCTTAGTGGATCCTGCCTTACTCATCGTCGTGTGTGGCCGCAAGCCCCTGTCTGATGGCCGCGAGTTCGTCGTCGCCGAGCGTGCGCTCGCCGTCGATCTGCCCGGAGTGTTCGACGTTGACGGTGTCGCCCTCGGTCTGTTTGTGAATTTGTTTCGAGAGGTCGATGAGTCGGCCGATAGCGCGGTCGACCGCTCCTTCGGAAACCTGTAGGAGCTTCGACAGCGCCTGGACGACGTCTTCGTCGGCCTGTCCGTCCTCGATCTTCTCAAGGAGGTCTTCAGCCATGCCGACGCCTTCGTTGCCTTCAGTGGCTCTCGCCGCCCGGAGGAGTTTCGTCTTGACCATCCACAACTCCTCCTGAAGCAGTTCGACGTTGTCGTGCTGGCGAACCTCGTCGTAGATTTCGCGATCCTCCTCGGAGAGGTAGTCCGACCGCAACCCGTGAACCGCGTTCGGCGAGTCCATCCCTGTCGGCTGCGTCCCGCCGTGCATCCGACAGCGCTCGGCACCGTCGACCGGGTACTTCGTGCAGTACTCGCCGTTGCGGCACTCGGCACCGCATCGGTCACTCAGTGGTTCCTTGCTTGTCATATCTGCATGGGGGTCTGGCAGCGAAGGGGCTGCATGGCGGTTCGGCGCTACCGAATCCGAACGTGGTAGTGAACCGTCCCGTGGCCGCACTCGGGGCACTCGGTCGCATCCGAGAGCCGCCCGCAGAGGGCACAGCGGCGGGTCGACAGCGTTTCGGTCGGTGTTTTGGTCACGCGAACACCACCAACCGGATGACACTACCCAGGAGGAACAGCAAGACGAGCCCGCCAACGGCGTACCACGGCTCCTTCGTGACTTCGCGGGCGGCCAGTGCCGACCTAAGTCGCTTCGACGTCTTGACCCCGAGGGCCGTCGCGGCGACCGCGATCATCAGCCCGAGGCCGGCCGGTTGCATCGGCGTCCCGTACGTGAGCGCGCCGCAGAGGCCGGCGACGCCGCCGACCGCCAGGGCGTGGTACTCGGTCGCGTACGAGAGGACGCCGTCGTACTCGCTGTCCGACTCGGTCGGGGCGTCTGGATCCCAGGACATGGTCACTCGGTGTCGGAGACGTCGGTGGGCGTCGACTCCGACCCCTGCATGAGGACGATCTCGGCCGCCTCGGGCCCGGCGTAGATCAGCGCGATCAGTGCGAGCGCTGTCATCGGGTCAGCGCCGAGGCTCATCGCGTAGACGCCGGCGACGACGCCAACCAGTTGCGTGATGGCTTTGATGATTTTGAACGTGCGGAAGGACATGCCGTAGCGGGCCCTGAGGATGCGGTCAAGCGCGGAGTTGTGCTGTCGGATCTCTTCGTGAAGGGGGCGATTGGTCGTAGCCATAACTGCTCATCAGCGGAGGACACGGTCGGGGAGTTGAACCCCGAGACGCCGCTGTGGCGTCCCGCCAGGTCCGTGTCGGATACCGCCCCGGGGGGAGTGCAGGTGGGTCTCGTGCGGTCTGGGCGGTGGCTCGCGTGCTCAGCGTCCGTAGTGCAGCCGACCCGAATACCCGGGCCTCCTACGGCTCAGTCGCCACTGAGCGGGTGCTGTTTCGACGTCTTCGCCGACGCCGCACGCTGCAGGCCGTGCCGCATCCCGCGCGCCAGGCACTCGTTGATCGTCGGGGAGGGGCGGAGGATGTAGGTGCCGAGCAGCGCTCGCCGGGGGCGCTCGTCGAATGCCGTGAGCGCGTGGTAGGCCGTGCGCTCGCGATCGACGGTCACACCCTTGCGGTCGAGCGTCCGGAGCAAGTTCTGGACGAACTCCCGGAAGCGGTCACGATCGGGGCGACGATCGGCCCACGTGCGATCGTACGCACTCTCGGTCCCACAGTCGCAGAAGATCCCCCACGCCCTCGAGGGACACTCGTGGGGGGCGTGCTCGAGACTCGTGTTGTGAACGCCGACGCTGGTGTACGCCGATTTTGTGACCGACGTCGACTTTTTTGGATCGCGTGACTCGGTGTGGGCGCGCTCGACGCGGATGAGCTGAAAGCAATTATTACACACATCTGGAGCATTCAAAATATGCCCCTGGAATGGCCTGTATCTGTCAGTCTTCTTGTTTCCAGTACCCCTCTTCGTCTCGGATGTACGGTCCGTGGAATTGGCTTGGTAACTCATGCTCACGAATATGGTCTGACGCGGGAACCACTGCCAGATTCTCGACGCGGTTGTCCCACGGAACACCGTTTATATGGTGGACGTGGTAATCCCCGTCTGAGAACACATCGGCAGGGTCCGCCCCAGCCGCAATCGCAAGGAGCGAATGGTGTCTGAATAGAACAGAATGCGTCCCCTCGGATACAGAGAACGCTTCGTACCCACCGTCGCCAGTAATGAAGGACACGCCGTCGCCCTCCCGAGCCTCTTTCTTTGTCCTGGTTTTGACCCCGAGCCGCTGCATCCATTTGTAGACCGTCCCGCCGGTCGTGTCGAGAATTGTAGCAACCTCGCGGAGAGACAGGCCATCTTCGTGGTACAACTTCCGCAGGATGTCTTCGTCTCTGTGTGGATGTGGTCCCGAAAACTGATACTCGTTGGCGTCCGAGTCTGTCATGCTGTTTGTGTCCCAAGCAGCTCGCCCGGGTGTTCCAGCACCCGGCGTTTTGATGTGAACTGCTTGAATAGAGACACGTGCACCGGCCTGATAGGCGTTTCGTCAGTACCGGTGCGTTCAGCACGTGCTCCTGGAAGGGTTGGTACATGGATCGGGGAGAAGTGACTGGAGCCCCACTTTCGGGTTGGTCACGAGCGCCAGGGGTGCGTCACCAAACAGGTCAGTGCTCGGAGGGGTTAGAAGTGCGGGTAGTCGCCACGATGGCGACTTTCCGTCTGAGGTCCCCGGAATCGCGGGCGAGAGCGATATACCCCCGTTCTTCGAGTCGTGTGAGGCTCCGGTCGAGGGTCCGTTCGGCGACCGCCGTCTCCTCGAGGAGTGCCTGCCGGGTGGCCGTCTCAGCCTCGTCGACGAGCCGGAAGACGTAGCGGTCGCTGTTGGTGAGCTCCGGATCGGTGTCCGGATCCGGACTCGACACCGGGGGTCACCCCCCGGCCGAGTCCTCTGCGTCCCCCCGCCCCGCGGGCCAGATCGTCGGTCGGGGGGTGTCATCGGCGACCGGGTCGTCTGTGGGCCCACGATCAGGGAGTGGTGGATCCGAAATCGCCAACGACCACGTATAGGAGTCTAATACGTGGTTGTTGGCGGTCTCCAGATCGACGACACCGGCGTTTGGCAGCCCAGTATCGGCGTACAGCGTCGCCCCGTGGCTTCCGGCGCCGTCGAACGCCTGGACAGCGCCCAACTCTTCGAGTCGGCGGAGTGTTTTTCGGGCGTGCTCCTTCGAGCAGTCGGCTTCGGTCGCGATCTCTGTCGTCGACGGGCGTCGCGAGCCGTCCCGCAACGCGTCGACGATCGCGCGCTGGGTGTCAGTGAACGTCCACTCGACACCGTCGACCTGGACGTCGGCGAAGTCGACCGGCATCGCGTCGGTCCGGACGAACACGGTGGCGGTGCTCTCGGGGTCGTCGGGATTCCGTGCGTAGCGCCCGGCGGCCTGGGCAGTGTGGTTCTCACGGACGCTCGCGAGGATCGCCGCGGCGGTCTCGGCATCCGGGCCCACGAACCCGCGACCATGGGCACGCTGCTCGCCGTCGGCGCCGGTCTCGGGGGCGGCGTCGAGGTCGAGTTCGGCGAGGAGATCGAGCACGTAGTCGTCGCCGGGGTCGATACAGCCCTCGATGTAGCCGACCGGTTCGTCGGCGAAGTCGTTCCGAGACTTCTCCTCGCCGTAGTGCATCGTCTCGGGGTCCGACACGCCGGCGTCGCGCATGAGCGTCGTGAGCGCGTCCTCGACAGCGTTGGTGGAGATGGCCGTGCGGAAGTCGGCGCCGTACTCCGCCCGAAGATGCTCAAGGAGCGTCGCGACCTGGTCGGGCTGGAAGTACTCGCCACTCGCAAGCGGACGCGTCGCGTCGCCGACCTGGACGACGCGGAGGCCGCGCTCGAACCGGCGCCAGAGCCGGCGCTCCTCCGAGTCGAGGACCGCCGTCTTCTGGATGTGCGGCACCGTCTGGAACTGCCAGAGCGGGAGCGCCGGGTGGGCGTCCAGCCCCGTCACACTCGCGGCGAGCTGGAGGTCGGGCGCGACCCAGCAGCCGCGCACGTCGTTCGCGTCGTCGAGGACCACCGTGAGCCATTCCTTGTTC